GCCCACTGCGCACTCAAATTCAATCGGATGATTCTGAATGAATACAGCAATGGTCAGGAAGTACTTCCGCACTAGATACGCAAACGCGAAGGGCGCTCCAGCGAATACTCGAACTTTCTTCTTTCCGAGTTTCGTGGGCTCATCCTTCAGATTTGCTCTAAAGATAGCATGACAGCGCTCACCCTTAAGGTAACACGCTTCCATGCGCTTAACCTCTGCCGTCATAACGGGTCCGAGATTAATGATCCTATTGGCGCCAGGGTCGCTAACATCATCGATGTCCACGAAGCCCACTTTAGGACAGTTGAACGGCCACCCAGCGGATGTGTTCAAAACTGTTCCATCAAGGAAACGCTTACCAGCCACCCCCGCAAGATTGTCAGTCTCGCGTAAGGGTACAATGCCCCGCAGGGCCTTGGGGTATTTGGCACACAGCCGAGCAACATGACTATTCATGTCGTTCGCTGCCTTGGCCATCACCGTCTGATCAACGTTTTCGTTGATGTGGGATACCGCCTCTAAATGCGTTCGGAAGTGTTGATAACCATTCATATCAGCTGGCGGACCATGCTGACGTGGTTGGTCAGTCAACTCTCCCAAGCGCTGCGATATTGCGCTGGGCACTATGTTTGAACGAAACGTCCTCCGTCCAGACGCGTGTCTACCAAAATGATCCAAGGTGGCACCGGGGGTCAAAAAACGCGAAACGCTTTTATAGTGGGTGTCTTCCATAGGACCAAATGAGACATCAGCGGTCTGGAGGGGCAGCGAACCCTGCGAGCTCGACTGCATGTACGTTTTGTCCTCGGCCAAAGCTGCTATAGCAGCCTTAGCCTGTTCTAACGTGATGGGCATGAGGGACCCATCGGGACTTTTGGGCGTTCCTGCAAAGTGAATTCCCAAAATGATCGGGGCCCTCCCATCGTAAACGAAAGGAGAGCCACACAAACCATTAAAGGTGTTCATGCACAGGTCATACCCATACCCAGAATAGCGACCTTCGCCTATCTGGATATTCGGCCTAAAACGCACCCGGTTACCCGGGAATGTCTCAATAGTCCCATTTGGCCCGCGCCAGCAGGCAACGCCTGCACCGGTGACGACAGCGGGCATGCTCGACCCTGGTATCAACCAGGGGATCATGTTTCGCGCCGGCGCTGCTTTCTCGAACCTAAAAAAGGCGAGATCAGTGCCGGGACATTTCCACACCATTTGCTTGTACAATACGAAATCGCATGTATTAGCATTGTGTTGGACGTCACCGCGCGTCACCCTCATCGGGAGGAACTCATCATTGTCACGAGCATCCCACACATGCGCATTCATGACCCAAGTCTTTCCTGAAATAGCAAAGATATTAGATCGTTGCACACCCTCTCTATAAGAGACAGTGATGCTACGCGTGTTGGTACTCACATTGCTCACCAATTGTGACATTGTGGTCGTCTTTGGCTCCTCAGAGGCCAAAGGAATGGGCTGGCGTTCGATCTTTTCCCACGCATTCGCCACAGCGACTTCGTCGGGAGGAACGTCCTCCCCCTCAGACACGGACTGGAAGGCCAAAACGCTCTTCATGCTCCTGGAAATAGTCAAAACGGTCATAAAGACGGTTAAGGCCATACCAAAGATCATGATGGGCTTTTTCCAACCAATAAGTATTTGCCACGCCTCCTTCATGTTCGAAAACACTTTGAAGGTGGGCAGAGGGGGTACGGGGGGGATCGATTCATACACGCGCGAAAGGTTGTGTATGACCACGAAATACAGGACTAAATAACTGGTAGCCGAAAACGTAATTAACGTCATGACTTCAGTCGAAGAGCCCAGGAAACATAGCGCGCAAACAATGATGGCAGAGAAGTAAGCTTCTAATGACTTCATGTAGAGCGCGCATGCGATGGCGCTTAGCAGGGGAAACCTCAAAATGAAACTGCAAGCACGCGTGTAAACACCCATTTGAAGGGCATCTTGCGCATACTCGCGAACACTCTGAAGGTTCTGCACAGGGTTGCAATCGGGACAGCAGGTCGCTATGATCTTGTGCTCGCACAATGGTTGATCATACACCTGGGTGCTTCTCTCACAAACATGGAACTGATTTGCAAAATAGCGCGGGGTTTCCACAGATAACATCTTAAGAAATCCTCCCACGCCAGTGGTAGCAACATGCT